GCATCGCGTGTCGAGTCGTATGTGTACCCAATGCCTGCAAAGTTTTTTCTTAACCCACCAGTACCATCCTCTACAAATTCAGTTTGGGTTAACTCTTGTTCTACGCCATCAACATCAGCAAATTTAGTCGTAACCTCTTCTTGCGTGTAATGTTTGCCGCCCATTGTGTTGTAGGATGTCTGAATCCAATTTCCACTTAACGCAGAAATAAAATTTTCGTCAGCAACAATAACTTCTGTTACTAGTCCGTCTATTACTTTTGCGTAATGACTCATATACTACTCCTCAAGAACTCGACACAAATGTGCCGCTAGATGTAAAGGTGTGGTAAGTAAAACCACCAGCAACAGTTACCGTCCCACCTGTTCCTACTTGAGCGCCAGCATATCTAATAATTACTACTCCTGAACCACCCGCAGTATATTCTGCGCCATCTGACCCTCCGTTTCCTCCACCCCCTTTATTAACTGCGGCAGCGCCTGCATCTAGTCTGGGGAAAGCATAACTATATCCTCCATAACCAGTGTTACCTAAACCAGATTGCCCTCTAGTTGCTCCTGAACTACTAGTGCTTCCTGTAATACCGCAAGCACCACCTCCAGCATAGTAATTGCCATCAAACCACTGTAATCCCGCCCCTGCGCGACCAACAACAGTGTAGCTGCCAGACTGATAAGTAGCAGTACCTAAAGCTCCAGCACCACCTCCTTGCCCACCCATTTCTGCTGCGTAACCGCCACCATAAAGTGTTGCTCCTCCTCGACCAGCATGGCCTTCGACTGGAGTATAGCTGCCAGAATTTCCTGCACCGCCAGTAGTATTTTGATGACCGCCACCACCACCAGAGCCACCTGAAGCGCCATTTGCACTGTATTCCCCCCCGTGTCCACCGCCTGAAGCGTCAATATCAATAATGCCAGAAGCCGTTAAAGATGAACTATTTCCATTGTTAGTTCCTCTTGCACCACCAGCACCAACGCTTATTGAATAGCTTGTAGCTAAAGGTGTTAAAAACCCTGTAGAGTCACTACTGCGGTATCCTCCTGCTCCTCCACCGCCACCACCAGCAGCGCCTTGGGCAGAGCCACCGCCAGCCACGACTAGATACTGAAAGTAGTAAGGCACTAGGCCGCCACCGCCACGACCAACAGCCTTACCGATAGAGAAGGCACTTACATTTGCGCTAATCATTACAGCACCAGGGCGTGTATACCAGTGGCAGTAGTGCCTGTACTCAGGACTCGCTTGATAGAGCAGATCAGATAGAAGTTATCAGGTACAGTTACTGTACGAGATACACCATCCTTGTTGTGGAATGTGACGTTGCCTTCACCTGTAATGTACAAGCCGATAGCAATGTTACCAGCACCTAAGTTATCAGAACCGTCAGCAGGAGTGACGGGAACCATATCGTAAACACTGCCATTTAACTGACCGCTTACACCTTCAAATGGATTAGACATTATAAAACCTCAATAAATTATTTAGCGACCCAGCCAGTATCACTAGTGCCTGACTCTTTGATGTATAAAGTGGTACTAGAACCACCGTTATTTCTGTACCACACTGAACCTATACCAGCGGTTACTGCACTCTCAGGTGTGCCTGCACCAGACCCCTCATAATGAATAGGGAATTTAGTGAAGTCTAACTGAGCTATGTTGTCTGTACGATAGTTATCTTTAACTATTCCTGTACTAACCAGTGTTTCAGCAGTAGATGCTTGAGCAATCCAGTAATCTTTGTAGCTAGTCCCCACAACATTGGTGACTGTAAGTCCTTGCACTTGATACCAGCTAACAGCACCGCGAGATGACGCAGTATCTGTAGAACCTTTAGAGTCGTAAGTTTTAACATTATCAATACAAACATTACGGGAGTTAGTAGACCACACAGCAGCTTCGTATGTCTCATAGAACATAGAGTTGCACACTGTGATTGCCCTAGAGTCTTCTACACCTACACCGTTTCTCTTAGCAGTTCTAACAGTGGCATTATTGATTACTACATTACCTGCCTCATACATCTGAATACCATCTAGCTCAGATGTGTCAGATACAATGTTGTTCAAGTTGATGTCATGTGTGCAGTATTTAACTACTGGAGTACCACCAGCATTACCAGCAGTAGCATCTTCAGAGATGTACTTAATTGTATTACCGCTAACGCTGTAGATAGGGAACGATCCGTTAAAGCCTGCAACACTAGCGCCAGACATATTGATCCAGCCATCAGCAGTAAACAGTGTGCCTGAGATGGCAGTACCTAGATCAACTGTAACCATCCTGACTGTGACGTTAGATGTGCCAGAAGGTGCTACGTTAATCACTTCGTCAGCAGCAGTAACGTCAGTGCCGCCACGAGTAAAGCTCAAAGTGTTCTCTGCCCTGAATCCATAACCACAGTTAATTGCACTACAGTTAGTCAGGTTAGTGTTTCTCTGTGGCGCATGTATCCTAAAGCCCATGTTAGAGCAGTCTCTAACAAAGCAGTTAGTTAGCTGTGCGCCAGTGTTATAGGCTAGAGTAATACCATTACCAAAGTTGTTACCATCTGCACGACAGTTAGACATAGCTAACTCAGGGGCTAGACAGTAGAACCCATTGTCATAAGTCCAGTTAAATGCGTTACAAGCATCAACAACCACCTGGAAGCCACCAATGTAGAAACATGTAGATGAAGTATTAACAGAACAACCACGCATATAGGTGTATGCAGAAGATATTAATATGCCTCTAGGTGTACCAGAGTTACCGTTTACACTCCATGAACGAGAGTTGTATACAGTACAGTCAAAGATAGAGTTCTGTAGCTGTGAGCTAAACCCTGTACGAGTACCCTCAATAACAAACCCAGACCAACCATCTTTAAAGTAACAGTCTCTGATTCTTGATCGACTGGCATACTCAAAGTAGACACCGCCAATACCTTTGTTGGTAGCAGTAGCAGCACCATCAGCAATAGGCGTAGTTCGCTGCCCGTGGAATGCAATGTTCTCAACGTGCATCGAGTCATTACCAGCCGCGTTATCGTCAAAGTGCGCTTGGTTAACAAGGATAGAGGTAGACATCGTACCGAGGGTGGTACCTGCACCACCTTCTTTTAAGATAGTTGCCTCAACACCATCACCATATAGCTTAGTGTTAGACTTAATGCGTAAACTAGTATTGATTAAGTAGGTGCCAGCAGGGATATACACATGACCCTTTAGGTCTAGCGCAGCCTGGATAGCAGCACTGTCATCTGTAGTACCATCACCTTTAGCGCCAAAGTCTCTAACATTGTTAGGCGCACCATCAATCATTCTATTGTGGGCTAGTGTTAACGCCATGTTTATAGCTCCGGCTTAGTTGCAGGGAATGAATCCGTAGAGGGCCACTGTCTGAGTGATTCCCTATACGTCATGTAAGCATCACGCTGTGGATGATCTGTTAGAGGCACGAGGTAATCAGTAGAAGACAGCTCTAAATCTCTCCACTGTCTAGCAGTCTCTTCTGCGGTAGGCTCTGCTGGTGTAGGTGCTACATACAGTTCATAGTGTTCAAAGTTGGCTTCAACAAACTCAGCGTTAGCTTTAATAGTGTTTGTAATGTTGCCGTCAGCATCTTTAATTATGTATTTCATTTTATTCTCCTTATGCTGGTAAGTATTGAATGATTACGATACCGTCACCACCAGTACCACCATAAGCAAGATTAAGGTTGCTAGTTTTGTAGCCCATGCCCCCGCCACCTCCTACACCACCGTCACCGCCCCAACTTTGGTACGCAGCGCCTCCTCCAAACATAGAGCCACCGCCAGCTAAAAACCCACCGTTTTGTGAATCACCTGTCTTGCTCAGGTCGTTCATACAAGTTTTACCGCCTTGGCCTCCGACTATATAACCATAACCCATCAGGGCAGGATCACCCAGCGCATCAGAACTTTCACCAGCTCCACGTTGTGTGGTTTGAGCGTTAGAACTATTAGACCTATACACGCCTACTGCCCCGCCGCCATACCAGCCGCCTTGACCACCAGTATTATTTACATCGCCATTAGAAGCTGTCCCTCCCTGCCCGTTAGCACTATTCGCAGGGCCAGTACCTCCGTTAGCAGTTAGCGTGGCTGATAGTCCTGTACCAGCAACTGTTGAGTTGCCTCCGTTGCTTGCAGTCGCGGCATTCACGGAGCCTAATCCTCCCGAACCTACAACAACTGTAAAAGAGCCAGAGGTAGTGACAGCCAAAGAGTTCTTTTTGCAATACCCACCAGCACCGCCACCGCCACCGCTATTAGAGCCAATACCACCGCCACCAGCACCAATAACATGGATACAAATGTTCCCGTCAGCGGGTGGAACCCATGTTTGTGATGAAGTTAATGCTATGTTTACTGGCAGAGAACCGCCGCCCGATCCACCTATAAAGTCACTAAAGTTGCTCACGACATCACCCACCCTTGAACTGCGTCCGTAAATATGAATTGGATGGAGAGATACGCTGCATCCATAGTAAAGTCTGTTGCACTGCTCATTATCTTTGATCCGTTTCTAGCTACCACTGTGTCGGTAAAGTTACCTACAGTTATCAGGACTCTTTGCCCTATAGTCGGTGAAGCAGGTAGCGTAATTGTTTTAGTAGCCGCACTAACATAAACGTGTGTGTTAGCAGTAGCTGTAATAGATGCCGCTGTAACGACTGAAGTAATACCTACCGCAATAGGCACTGAAGCTATGGCCGCCGCCCCTACTGCATCGTCAATAATTTCTGCTGCACCAACAGAGTCATCAGCCATCTTTGCTAATGTTACTGAGTTATCCTGTAGCATCGCTGTTGTAATGCTGTTGCTGGATACTGTAAACGAAGCATTAACCCACTGAGAACCATTCCAAGATAAAACCTGACTGGTGGCTAGTCCAGAGATAGTTACATCGCTCAATTCTTCCAAAGGGAACACATTAGTAACAGCCCGGTCAACAAACTTTCTTACTTCAATAAACGAATTTGCAGGAGGTGCTGTGCTAAAGGTTAGTGTATTTACCAACAAGCCATAAGAAGACACTGCTTGCATCAAGCCATCAATAGAGATTTGCAAAGACTTAGTGTCTGCTGCTGAATTAGTTAACGTATAGTTTGTAGTAGACCCATCACCTGTAAAAGTTTCTACATTAAGAGTTAACAGCCCTTCACCAATATAGCTTATGGCTTCAACAGCACCCGTATTAGTAAACCCTAGTAGCTTATTAGCGCGACTAGAAGCTACTGGTAGCTCCATATTGATTGTGC